TAAAGGGTTTGTTTGGGAATTGCTTCTTGAACTTTTCCATCGTTGCTCCCGAATCAACAAGGTCATCAATAATAACATCGGCTTCTTCGGGAGTCATTACTGCATTGCCCGTCATTGCTGCGATGACCGAACCTCCTCTTGGTACACCATAGTACTTGAGGGATTTATCCAAGTTATTGATTCGTGCGTAAAGTTGTTCCCAAGTGATGTAGGTTTTCATACTCCCGTTTTTTGATTCCAAATTTCAATGTGTAAGCGAGTGGTGAAGTTTAAGTAGTTGTCTCTCGCTAATTCGGCAACGTACTGTTTTGTTTTTGAAATGAGTTCTTGGTTTTCCCCTGCGGGCATCAGCCAAATCTTCTGCTTATCTACAATAGGCCAATACAATGTACGAACCTCATTCCAATCTTCCTCGTTAGAAATAACGAACTTAAAGATGGTATTTTTCTTGTTAAGGTTTGCAATAACATCGGGCTTGAAGGTCTGCTCCACATCGTTTCCACTATTGGATAGTTTAGGGGAGCAGTTAAACAAGTCTATTTGGTAAAGCAGGTCGTCGGAGGGTTGGATTGTGCCGTTTGTTTCTATCTCAACGAATACATATTCGTTAATGTTAGCCCGAACATAGCGCAGGAACTCCACAACGGCTTTCTGCTGCATTGTAGGCTCTCCTCCCGTAATGATTAAGTGTGCGTTGTTTTTAATCGCTTCTACGCAATCTTTTGGAAGCACTTGGTCAAAGGCTTTACTTTGCGCCTTCATCCATACCTCAATCGTATCGCATCTCCATTGGGCATCGTTATGGAGTTCTCCATCAAATTGTGTTCCCATTCCACCACACATAAGGTTACATCCCCCCAAGCGCACAAATACGGAAGGAATGCCCATTGTCTTTCCCTCTCCTTGAATGGAGTAGAAGACTTCGCTGACTGCAAGTTTACTGCTCATAGATTACGTTTGATGATTTGGTTTCTGCTAATTCAATACGGCAAATGTTAAGACCCGTTTCACGCTTAATTCTATTGAATAGCCACATTGCCATATTTTCAGCAGATGTTTCAAAGGGAAGGGATTTGTATGGCTCGTTAGCCAAGTCAAGAACGGCACACAAAGTGTCCTGCTCGTGGAGGATGAAGTAGTGGTCGTACTCTTTAATGATGGGTTCTACTTTGGCGTCTATATCCGAAAACAACACCGTGAGTGCTCCATTCATCTCAAGGTCAAAGATGCACACCACATCATAAGTGTGGCCGTGAATCCGTCCGCATTTCTCACCTGCCTCTTTGTTGCGGTGGGCTGCGTAGAAGTGATATCGCTTTTGTATTTTCATTCTTGATTTCCTGCGTAAAGTGAGTATTGTTTAATTAAGACCTCTCCCGCTAAAGCGTATTTTGAATAGTAGTCAAAACGCTTTTCAGTTGGCTCCATCCATTGGCTGATGATATCTTCAATTTTTGGGGAGTAGCGTTCCTTTAGTTTTTCAATAGGGATGTCGCTATTCTTTACTGATAAGGTTTTAGTACCATCATTCATCTTTAAATGCCCGAAGCGGTTAACCTGCTGCCACGAAGTGCTATCGCTTGAGGAACAAAAGTTCAAGTTGTTGAGCAGTTTGTTTTCAGTGCATCCAAGCAAGTGAATATCAATAGATGGCTTCTTTGCTTTAATGTAGTTAGCCAAGCGTTCCGTGTATTGCTTTTTACCCGTTGCCCGTAATTCGGGAACGCTTACTGCAATGTATTCAGAAAACTCAATCATCTCATCCAAGCCACGTTGACCATCCTCTATGTGGAAGACATTTATTTGTCGGTTGTTGGGAAGGTCGTTCTTCATCCGCTTTCGGTACTCCTGCGCCTTTTGTACTCCTAAAATTTTTTGGCAGTCAACCTCCACACAAGTTCCCTTGAAGCCCGTCCTATTTACGAAGTCCACAATCAACCCGTACCACTTCTCAATAAATGCTGCATCTCGCTTCCCTGCGTGTGCGCCAAACATTAGGGTGAACAAACCCGAATCCATTATCGTGTGTCGGCTTGCACTATGTAGATAAAGTGGGGAGTTGTTTGTGCAGGTCTTCATCTTCATCGGCTTAATGCCGACCTCGTGAGCAATAAGCGGAAAGACGGTGAATAGAGAGTAGTTGATTCCCGATACCTCGTGAAGGATTTGTGCGAAGTCTTGATTCTCTAAACCTGCAAAGTGGACTTTTAGATTGGATTGGTTTTCTACTATCATAATTCTAATCGTGCTCCACCCCTATCGTCCTCAAATACCTCAACCCAATTAGGCTTGAATTGGTGGTACAAATCCATTGCAATCATTTCGCAAGACATAGCACCGAACTGACAAGGAACCCCATACTTTAAACAAAGATAGGCTTTCATCTTTTCTTCTTGAATGAAGATTTCTATTTCCCTATCCAAGTCCACTACGCGAAACCCTGCTCGGATTCGGAATATGTGGCGGTGGTTGTGCTTTAAGAACTCTACCTCCTTTGGGGGAGTTGGATAGTGGTGGAAGCCGATGATATCAAAATCGGTAATAACAAAGGTTTTCATTCTTCCAAGCCAAGTAAACGCCAAACGGCTTGTTCGGGAGTAGAGGCGATTTCTAACAATTTATCCTTAACAAGTTCGTGTTCTTCTTGTGGGTACTTTAGAACGATTACATCGGGCTTTTCTTTGTCTTCGGGAGCGCCTTCGTTAAAGAAGTCATCCAAGTTGATATCGTTTTCGGGAACCCATACATCCAAGCCCCAATCAGCAAGTGCCTCGTTGTCCCATTGGTTTGCAAGGATATCCCAATCCCATTCACCAAAACCAACATTATCCTTGATAATAAATTCAGCCTTTTGCTGCTCTGTAAGAGTGTCAGCCACAAGGACGGGAATTTCCATCAATCCTGCTGCGATACACGCTTTAAGACGCATATTTCCACCAAGAACTACCATATTGCTATCTACAACAATAGGGCGTAGTTCAAGCATTTCGGGGAACTCTTTAATGGACTTTACAAGTTTGTTAAACTTCTCATCCTTAATAACACGAGGGTTGTCCGTGTTGGGCTTTATGGTATTGATATCTACTTTCATCCTTTAATTAACTTTCTTTTGTGTATTTCCCGAAGGTAATCTTTTGAAAGGTTAGTTCCAAAATCAGCAGCGTAATGACAATTCCTGCACAAAGCCATTAGATTTTCAATGGTGTCTTTTGTTTTACTACCCCCCATTCCGCGAGGCTCAATGTGATGAATGTCTACTGCTTTAGCACCACAAACCTCACAAGGGATGAAGTCCGTTTGATCGTAACCCATCCCTTGCAAATAAACCTTTGTATGCTTCTTCATAGTCCGCAGTATCCGCTATCGCATTCGTTGAAGTCATCGTCAAATAGTTGGAATTGGAGGCGATGCCTCTTTATGCTTTCATATGACATTTCTTTTTTGAATCTTGCTTTGTCCGTTTCTTGCTTGGCGAACCAATTAAACTTGTTGGGTTCTTTCTCTGACATATGTTTGAGAAGTATCTCGTTTCTATGGAAGCACCCTACGCAGTTGTTCATATATGCAAATCTAACGGGCTTATCCAACCAATAGGCTTCTATCTTGTCTTTGTAGATATTGTCTTGTATTAGGGGAAAGGTTGTCTTTCGGTATTTGAGTTCTTTCCATTTGTTCCTTCCTCCTTCGCTTTGACCTACAATGAACTTGTCATATTGGAATCCATCTTCACGATGGCGGTCAAGCATTGAGTTGGCTCTCCTTACTTCGTTTGCTCTAAATCCAATTCTCATTTCAATGGGAAGTTCGGTATTGTCATAGCACCATTGTTTAATGGGATTGATTTTTAGTTCGGTGGTGCAGAAGCGTTGAGTGACATTAGGAAGGTATTTGTATGGTTCGCCACTTTGTTTTATCCCTTGTATAATTACTTCATCAAAAGGCTTTCCCGTTATCCAAGTGATTTTTCTTCCTATGTATTGCTCAAGGTCAAGCATTGTATAGATGATTGCATCTTGCTCAAGCGTTCCGATAAACTCTTGTCCTATCTTATCTGATACCTCTTGGCGAATCTTTGCATCGGGAAACAAACAATCCTTATCGGTAGTTCTTACCAATGAAAATAAATCTACATCAGCAGGGTAGTTTACTGTTGTCATAGGTGCATTCCGTTCTTGCTTACGATGCTAACTCCCCACCATAACCATCCGATGCTAATGCATCCATCGCAGATTACCGAATCGTAGGTGATAGAGATGTGAGGTAGCAAATGTACGCTTCCTATGTATTTGAATGTTTCAATGCTCATAATAGGTCTTGTGCTTTTATTAGTATTCCAAGTGATGTGTTGTTGTCACCGCCTTTTACTCCTTTACGAAAGGCTTTTGTACGGCATAGGTGTTTTAGTCGTTCCGTTTCTATTAGGACTGCGTAGAGAATGTCTTCTTTTTGGATTGTTTCTTGGTGTTGCTTTAATCTCTGACCGTATTCAGAGGCAGCAATAAGC